TAATAAACGTGGTCCGATTACTTTAGCACTAGCATCTAATGGTAAATTTATTTTTCTTAATTGAGAAATAAACGTGTTCCAACTCAATCTATTTAAATCTTGAACTACCCCGATACGTTTTGTATGCGCGGTTGCTCCCCAATTACCTTTAAAAGCCTTTAAAAATCCACCTTCAACCACTTTTTGTTTAAAAAATTCAGTGTAATTCAATTTAATTAAATTTACAAAATCAGACCCTTTATATTTACCACGATGGAAATAATACTCTTTGTCTATTGTTAATGAAATGCTTCGTAATTGAACCAAATAAAATTCACGGAATAATTCATAAATAAGAGTTCCAGATAATTTTACGCGCTTATAACGGAAATTATCTCTATCTGTTGGTTTTTCTTCTTTTGTAAATACACGTAACATACGATTTACCATGTATCCAATAAAATACGCTTTTTCCAAAAAATTTAATTCTCCTACATGTGGTAAAAAATAATTAGTTAATATCTCAATTACACTTGATATTGTTTTCCTTTTTGTAAATGTTGCTATAAATCTTAACGCAGTCTCTTGATTAAATATTTGATTTGCGTCGTGAATAGATGGAATAAACAAGTCGACATAATTTGAATTTTCTTCCAAATTTAATAAACATGTTCTAATAATATCTTTATCCGAATTGATACCTAAAGCACGCATTAATATAAATAATGGTATTTCTTTACGGACGTTTGGAATGTCAACAACTATTTGATTATTTGTAAATTTGGTTGAAGGACAAACAATATTCACTGATGTTGTGCGTATCGGTTTTGATGTATCCTCTGATACAGACCTTATAGACGCACTATGTGAAAATACATCGTCTTTTTTATGTTTACGAATATATAACATATTATTTGCGAACTCTTCTTGAGATACGATAACCTTTTCTTTTCCGGCAATAATAAAATACCCCCCATAATCATTACGACATTCTCCCATATTAAATCGGACTTCTGGTGATAAAGTATTTAAAATACACAACTTAGATTGAACCATAATTGGAAATTTACCTAAATAAATTTTATTAAGTGTAATCGATTCTTCTTTTTTTTCTTCACCCTCGTAATAGATAATATCCACATCCACATCATAATGTATAGTTATTCCATACCACATATTTCGGAGACGTGCGTCATTCGGATACATATAATGTACATGCTTGCTATTATCATCATAAATAATAGGTTTGCCGAAATAAATTTTACTTCCATCTTTACCACCTAAATATAAGAATGTTTCGCTAACATTAGGATTTACTTTTTTTCGAGGTTCATCCGTTATCTCTTCTCTTTCAATAAATCGTATCGGATTATTTTCTTTAAAAACACGATTTATTCCACCACTAAAGAAATCGTTATATGAATCTAAATGGTGTTTCACTAGATTATCCGGATTATCATTAAAATACGTATTTATTATTTGCCAAGATATAGTATCCATCGTATATAATAATAATTACATTTTTTTATATAGTTATTTGTTTTTTTGTGATTTAATTATTAAAAATAGTTGTCAACGTGTAAAATTAAAACGTTGACAATCTTTTAATCATCTTTATATTATTTATGTTATGTCCTTTTATTTAGGTTATGTCCTTTTATTTATTATTCTAACGTTATATAATATTAAAAAGACATATTATATTATATTAATGATAAAAATTAAGATATTCGAGGGAGGGCTTATGAATAAAGGAATTTTTAATAGCGAATGCTTAAAAAATGCGGTTCTTAGTTGTTTTAATCCAAATAATGTTGACATTTTATATAAAGATAAATTAGTTTGTATAACTGCCGATGACGATTTTACCCACGCAATTATTATAAATACAGCAACGCCCGAATTAAAAATACCAAAAGAAAACGTTATAGGACTTGCGTGGGAACCTATCAAGTTTTTAATTATAACCGAAGGGTTTATAATTTACGCTATAAAACACATTGGTAAATATTATATTGGAGATAAACATAATTTACCCGACCCATTTATTGAAGGTTACGGATATTTAACGTATAATAGTTTACCAAAAGAAATTTCTCAAAAAAATAAAAAAATGTCTATCGTATTATCTCATAAACAACGCGCACCAGGACACACATACAGACATTCACTTGTAAAGTGTATATTACAAAATAACATACCCGTCGATATTTTTGGTCTTGGGTGTAAATTTTATAATACCAAAGACGAACGAGTTAAGGGTGTGTTTAAAGATTCAGAACCATACTTAAATTATTTTTTCACGATTTCTATTGAAAACTTTAGAAGTAATCATTATTTTTCAGAGAAAATAATAAATCCGTTGTTATCTGATTGTCTCCCCATCTATTTGGGATGTCATAATATAAATACATATTTAAATGATGCGTCAATTAAAATGGTTGGAAATATTAAAGATGATATGGAACTTATCGTAAAAATATTATTAAATCCATTAGATTATTATAAAATAGTTGACAAAGAATATATTAATAATAAAACAAATTTATTAAAAAATCTCGATACATTATTTTAGTTTTGTTGGAGTTTTATTTTTTTAGTCTTTTTTGTATTATTGGGTTTTAGTTTTAGCATTTTTGTTTTTTTTAAACTGTTACGATTTAAATCAGAAATTCCGAACTTGGTCCACGGTTGACTTAATCTATCGTGTAAATACGGTTCTAAATATTTCCATTGTCGATGTTTTTCACAAAATTTATGAGCGTTGAATTCTATACCACAAGAATTCCCAAATCTTCCAATAAAAGCCATTTGTCTTGCCAAAGCTGAATCACATACTATCCCATCAACAGCACCATGAGGCGCAAATGGTTTTGGTCTATCGTGTTGAGACATATATTCTCTCGCATCTAATTCATAATGAGAACAAACGGTTCTTGAACATGGATTATTGTCTTTATTTAAATATACATCATAATGGTCCGAAATAATACGTTTCGCAATATCAATATTTATTTTTCCTTTATGTTTAATCATTAAATCGTCAATACGAACACGTCTTGCCCCTTGATGTCTTCGTATATCATCAAATCCGGAATTAACACATTCTAAATTTCGTATTCTAGGATCATATGCCGCATTAAATCCAATAAAATATCCATTTTTAGTTCTTTCGATATTATTATATTTTAAACCTAATTCAATACGCATTATTTCATTTGTATTAATATCTCCAAATAACCAGGAATTCGCATAATCACCCGAATTACGAAATAGTAATATCTTTATATAATCATCTAAGTTATTTCCATACTGCATCGCTTCACGAATTCTATATCCTATGGGGTAATTATTTTCATAAGCAATAAATCCACCAATAGTTGTTTCGGTTCCTATAATTCCTTTAGATGTAATAAAAAAATCGGTTCCACTCCATATCCAACAAGGCGATGTCTGCATAATAAACCGGTTACCGGTTGATGGATTTAAATCTAATATAATATTCGAATATTGTCCATCCATAAAATCTGTAAATGAATTATGAGCTACAACAATTTCGCCTGTTTTTGTATAATCACCCACAGCAATAAAAGCGCTACATTTGTCAGGACTTCCTCCCTCTTTTGAAAAATGCATATTTTCACCACCTTCCATTGATGAAATCCAATAAGGAATGGAACAATAGAAATTCCAGGCAATTATTTCATCAATTGTTGTTTGGGTTCCTGCCGAATTACATCCCTCGGCAATTCCGACCATTTCATCATAAAATTCTTCAAAATCATTTTTTGTTTTTTCTTTTATACTTTTATTTACTTGTTGTATTATAAACTCCCACGTTAAACCATATGATTCATATATAAGAAATGTCAACATTTCTTGAACCTTTTTAAAATCATTCGCACATAAATATCCATAAGCAAACCCTCTTTCTTTGGATGTTCCTGATACTGATATATATTTCCATCCATTTAATTCATATGAAAAACCATTTTTAATTTGTACCATTATATATTACCATATTAATATATTTAATCTACGACACATTTTATTTTATTTTGTTTTATTTACAAAATAAAATACACTTGTCAACAATCTAATTAAGAAATAAATAATAACCCTAATAAAACGAACGCCAAAATAAATGGAAGTAGTAATAGAAACCATGAAACGCCGGTATATCCGCTTTTACATATAAGATTTAAAATCCAAGTCCAAAATAAAATATAGATTATTTTTAGAATAAAAACGAGTGAAACGTGAGGGACATTACACGAAAACGCTCCTAAACAAAATTTATTTTTATTTCCAATATTTTGAAGTAACATTAAAAATGTGGCAATCATTGACATAACGAAATAAATTAGTGCTGGTGTACATAATTGTTTTAAATTTTTAGGTAAAACAAACATTATAATTTATATATAGAAAATATATTAATATTTTATTGCACTTAGATTTGTTGTATTTTTTAATTGGTCGTTCCATGGAAGGGGATTTGTTGGTTGTTGGTATCCATTAAGAGAATTATATATGCTTCCAGTTCCATATTTAAACATATTCCCTAAATTTAATAAATTATCGGGAATAAGTTGTCCTCCTTTTTGTTTTCTTTTGTGTTTTTTACCTCCAACCGAAAACGGAGGAGCTGATCCTGAAGCAATCATCTGTCTCGATACATCTGTTGGTTGATATATGTTTTTATCGTAATGATTTGTTATATTGTCTACATTACCTACTCCGGGCCAAGTATTGGGACTTGATGTCCACGATGGACCAATTAACCCGTTTGGGTAACCCGACGTATTTACATCACTTGGACTAAAATTTTCACCACCGCGAAATGTTTGTCCTGGATTAATTATATTTAAGGAGCTTCCAGTTGCACCGTTAACATTAGGGTATGCTTTACTTATATCAGTGTTTCCGCCTTTTCCGGTATAAGCTAAATATGGATTTGGGTAACTTTGTGAAGGTTGTCCTGTGTATGCTAAAGACAATTTCGTTGCGTCTCCTCCTAATTGTGAACTAGAACAACCACATCCACCTTTCATACTTTTCGTGTGACACGCGCATTCACATCTTTTTTTACAATTACCATGACACATATTACAAGTATATTTCTTAGAAAAAAAAGATTTTTTATGTGTTCTACGGTGTTTAGCAGAACCTTTCATTTTATATTTTTTTTGGTGTTTTCTACTTTTATTAACGTGATTTCTTTTTGTCTTTGCCATTATATTATATACTAAGAAATTATTCAATATCTACGTGTGTTAGGAAATGACGACGACAACACATTTTTGTTAATCCTAAATCGTCCAATACTTCCCCTTCTGGCGTTTTCTCGTTAAATTCTTTTGTTAAATACAAAACCTTATTTAAATTTAGTGATCGGTCGATTTTTTTATTGGCAACTTCTCTAAGATAATATCTATATTTATCAGCAATCACATTTCCACAAGTAAAACATTTAATTGGAATTATCATTTTAATATATTATAACTTTGTAAATTATTATTCTTATATTATTTTAATATTAAATCAATTTTTTTATATATCCATATTTTAATGGGTGGTGGATTGTTCGGTCAGTCGTTATATTTAAATATTAAATGTTTGGTTTTTTCTTTATTTGTATTAATTGTCTATTGGTTACCTAATCCTAAATCACGAATGCATAATTTTGTAATGGTCTTCCTGTTGGGAACCGCATCGTATATTTTATTAGCGTGGTATGACGTGTTATACGATTGTAACGATCAACTAAAACCAACTTTATTAGGATGGTTATCGAAACCATTCAAACCTGCCAAATATTCAAACGAATATGATAAATTACCACTAAAAACGAAAAAAATAATCAGGTATGTTGACATATTTGTGTTAAGTATTGTGTTTATTGCCCTCGTATATCCATTCGTTTTTAATAAATAATATAAAGGTTTAACTATATAACCATATATAGTTAACTATTATAATGCCAAAAAAATGTATCGGTCCAAATTGTTTAAAACAACCATCATTTAATTTACCTACTGAAACCAAAGCATTATTTTGTAGTGAACACAAAAAAAATAATATGATTGATATTGTTTCAAAACGATGCCAACATGAGAGTTGTTTAAAAAAACCATCATTTAATTTACCTACTGAAACCAAAGCATTATTTTGTAGTGAACACAAAAAAGAAAATATGATTGATATTGTTTCAAAACGATGCCAACATGAGAGTTGTTTAAAAAAACCATCATTTAATTTACCTACTGAAACCAAAGCATTATTTTGTAGTAAACACAAAAAAGAAAATATGATTGATATTGTTTCAAAACGATGCCACCACGAGAATTGTTTAAAACAACCATCTTGTAATTTACCAACTGAAACCAAAGCATTATTTTGTAGTGAACACAAAAAAAATAATATGATTGATATTGTTTCAAAACGATGTATTCACGAGAATTGTTTAAAAAATCCATCTTTTAATTTACCTACTGAAATTAAAGCGTTATTTTGTAGTGAACATAAAAAGGAAAATATGATTGATATTAAACACAAACGATGCCAGCATGAGAATTGTTTAAAAAAACCATCATTTAATTTATCTACTGAAACTAAAGCGTTATTTTGTAGTGAACATAAAAAGGAAAATATGATTGATATTAAACACAAACGATGCCAACATGAGAATTGTTTAAAAATCCCAATTTTTAATTTACAGACTGAAATCAAACCGTTATTTTGTAGTGAACACAAAAAAAATAATATGATTGATATTAAAAATAAACGATGCCACCACGAGAATTGTTTAAAACAACCATCTTGTAATTTACCAACTGAAACCAAACCGTTATTTTGTAGTGAACATAAAAAAGATAATATGATTGATATTAAAAGTAAACGATGCCAACACGAGAATTGTTTAAAACACCCAATTTTTAATTTACAGACTGAAACCAAACCGTTATTTTGTTTCGAACACAAAAAAGAAAATATGATTGATATTAAAAATAAACGATGCCACCATGAGAATTGTTTAAAAAATCCATCTTTTAATTTACCTACTGAAACCAAATTGTTATTCTGTAGTGAACACAAAAAAGATAATATGATTGATATTAAACACAAACGATGTATTCATGAGAATTGTTTAAAAAATCCATCTTTTAATTTACCAACCGAAACCAAACCGTTATATTGTTTTGAACACAAAAAAAATAATATGATTAATTCTACAAATAAAAAATGTCAACACATTAAATGTAAAGAACTTTCATTATTTGGTTTAATAAATAAAAGACCTCAGTATTGTCTACAACATAAACAACCAAATATGATAAATCTTATTTTAGAAAATAAATGTTGTGTTTTGGATTGTGAAAATGAATACAATCATTTAATTGAAACACATAAATATTGTAATACACATATTCCATCAGAACAATACGGAATGATTGTAAAAAGATTATGTAAATATTGCGATATAAAAGAAGATGCCACTTTTGTGTGTAAAGACTGTAAAAAAATCCAAAATAAAAAAGAATGGGCAATAGTTCGTTATTTACGAACAGCAATAGATACAAAATTTGATTATAATTCAAGTAAAATGCTTCAGGGATGTAGTAAAAAACGCCCCGATATATATTTTGAATTACCGACTCATTGTGTTATTATTGAAATAGACGAGCATCAACATAATACCTATCAGGATAGTTGTGAATGTTCTAGAATAAATGAAATCGTTAATGGTATTGGTGGGAAACCAATTATAATTATTAGATACAATCCAGATATAATAAAAAATAACGGAAAGCAATTAAATATAAAACAAAGTGATAGAATTGATTTATTAGTTAAAACTATAAAATCTGAATTGGTAAAATCATATGAATCATTTGTTGTTAAAATAATTCAAGTATATTATAACGACAATTATAACATTTATCAAAGTATAAAAGATGAAATAATAACGGACATTGTATGTATATAATTCTCCAGAAATGCCGACATTTAAAAAGACAAATAAATACGTAAAAAATATAATATATAAATATTATTAATTTATATATGTCAACAAATATTGATAAAATTATATATATAAATTTGAATAAAAGAATTGATAGACGAACCGAAATTGAAAAAGAGTTAAATGATTTTAATTTAGTAGAATATGAACGATTTGAAGCAATCGAAACCCCTGGTTTTGGAATACTCGGATGTGGACAATCACATCTGGCAGTTTTAAAATTAGCAAAAGAAAGAGGATATAAAAATGTATTAATATTTGAAGATGATTTTACTTTTTTAGTATCAAAAGAAGAATTTGAAAATGAATTGAATAAGTTTTTCGATTTAAATATAGATTATAATGTTTGTATGTTATCGTATAATATAATTAAATCTGAAGAAACAAAACACGAATTTTTATTGAAATCAATAGAAGTTATAACCGCATCAGGATATATTGTAAACTCAAATTATTATGATACCTTGATAGAATTGTATGAACACGCGATGGTAAAACTGGAAGAAACCCGTAAACATTGGATTTACGCAAATGACCAAGCATGGATACCACTTCAACAGAAAGATAATTGGTTTTGTTTTACAAAACGAATTGGTAAACAAAAAGCATCATTTAGTGATAATACATTAACGTATTTCGATTACGATTGTTAAACTACTCCAATAATAATATTTGTAAAAATAATAATATTTACAAATATTAGTATGCATAGAAAATTAAACCATAAATTTCAAGAACCAGATACAAGAGATTATAAGTTTACACCCACAAAAGCAGTAAGTAAAATAGCGTCTAATTTTATGATTAATCGGAAATTAAACAATATATTAGACCAAGGAGCAATAGGGTCGTGTTGTTCAAACGCATTTGCCAAAAATATAAATATGATTACAAATAATAATGTTAATATTTCTCGTTTATTTCATTATTATTGTGGTAGGTCTATTGGAGGCGATTCCTCATTAGAGGACACGGGTTTAGATATACGACAAGCAGCTAAAATAATCCAACAATATGGTGCTTGTGCTGAATCTGCGTGGCCTTATAATGTCGACAATTTTAATATATTACCCCCATTATCATCATTTAAACAATCGTATTTATTTCGTAAATATACATATTCGTTTATAAATCAAAACGTACTAAGTTTAAAAACGTGTTTAGTAAGCACAAATTCCCCGATTATTTTTGGAATAATGATATATAGCAGTTTTTTGTCAGATACCGTCTCAAAAACAGGGGTTATTCCGATGCCGAATACTCAAACCGAAACACTAGAAGGAGGACACTGTGTTTTAATGATTGGATACAGCGATTCGATGCAGACATTTTTGTGTGTTAATTCGTGGGGTCCACAGTGGGGTAATAGAGGATTATTTAGTATACCATATTTATATGTAACAAATCCGGATTTAGCATCTGATTTCTGTGCGTTAAATTTTATTTATTAAATATAAAATAAGTATTTGATATTATACGTTTAAAAAATAGATTTTAGGAATAATTTAATATATTTATAGTTATATGAAGACTCGCAGAAATAATTTTTATAAAGGTGCTAAAAACGTAACATATAGAGTTAAAAACGGGTTAAAGCGTGTTGGGACATCGGTTGAATCTGCCGCACAAAACACGGTTCCAGTTGTAAAGAAAGGACTATTTAATTTATTTGGTTTATTAAAATCTGGTGTAAAAAATACAGCATCATCTTTTAAATCTATTATGTCAAAGAAACGCCATAACAAACGAAGACATAATAAATCAAAATCATACAGACGAAAACGTTAAATGTGTTTGTTTTAATTTATATCCTTTTGTTGTTTTAATTTTTTTGTGTTGTTTATTTTCTTTATGGAATTTGTTATGGCATTTTTCACACAATGTCATTAAATTTGCTAATTTATTTTTATGAAAAACATCGCCGTTGTTTTTTATAAAACCCTCATCATTTGCGTCGGATTGATGTTGTAAATGATGAACTTCAGTTCCCATATTTGTACAACATAATTCACACATACCAACAATTTTTTTAGAATTATAATGTGACGTTTTAAGTAATAAAATGCTATTTTCTTCGGGATGATATTTGGTTCGTATATTGTATGCCGAATTTAAAAATTCTTCGGGTAAATTTAAAGATTTACACACTTCTAATCCATACATACTATTTCCTGGTCCATCACGTAATTTACGGTCATATTCTAATATTCCGGTTTCTCTATTGTAGACAACTGCCATATGTTTAAGAGAAAGGTTAGTTAATTCTGTAATTTCGTCGTATTTTACAATCTCGTGTAAATGTGTCGCAAAAATAAAACTGCTATTTAATTGGTTTAATTTTTGAATTCCCGCAACAAAGATACTGATAGCAGACGATATTTCAGTTCCAGAACACAATTCATCGCCTAAAATCAAACTATCTTTATTAGCAACTGTTAAAATGGTTCTTAGTTCGCTCATTTCGACAGCAAATGTAGACAATCCTTTAAATATATTATCATTACCAATAATTCGGGTAAATATATATTTATAAGGTTTATATGAAAAACTAGAACATGGGACATATAACCCAGATTGTGCCATTATAATATTAATCCCAATTGATTTAATTAAACTGGTTTTTCCAACTGCGTTGGTTCCATAAAGCAATATACCATCAATAATACTGTTTCCAAGAGTAATATCATTTGCGACATATATTTCATTTTGGTGTAATTGTTCAATAAGAGGATGACGTATATTTTCAGCATCAACAAATGATTTATCACGATTATTAATAATGGTTGGTTTACAATAATTATATTTTTTAGATAACACGGTTTTCGAAAAAATGACGTCGATAATAGTTACAAAATTGATAATAACATCAATTTGTGGTTGAAAATCCTCGAATTTACCGATTATATCCTTAAATACCGAAACAATTGTATCTTTCATAGATACCTTGATAGTTGAAATATTTTTACATAATGTATTAATTTCGTCATTTGAAATTATATTATTTGCGGCACTTTGTTTATTAAATTGAATGTCCTTTTTAGAAATATTCAAGTTAAATTCGGTGGATTTGTTAGTATGTGATGAGATATATGTCAATATTGTTGGTTTAGTTTTTGTGTGTAAATTTTCTTTTAATAGTTGGCATCTACGTTCAGTGCTAATTAAACTAAAGTGGTTTTTTTCTGTTTCGTGAATTTTAACATATTCACACGATTTGGATTTGGTTTTTTTCTCACAAGATTCAATAACCGAATTGAGATAAGAACGAATACATTCTAATTTATCGTTTGAGTCAACCAGAGTTTGAGTTTTATTGTCTAAATCAATATTAATATTTTGTTGTATAAAATTTATTTCAAATCCTTGTAATTGGTCGATATCCTTTGCTAAATCAATTATAAAATTATTATGAATAAAATCCCGGATGGTTTCACAAATGGTTGATATGTTATACATCTCTTTTTCATAATAATTTAAATATTTCATAATTACTTTATCTTCGTTTATCAACTCATAAATTTCTTTAATAATACCGATATTTTTATATAAAATACAGATAGTTTTGGGGGTTATTTTTTTCATAAATATTTGTCTTTCAAATTTAGAAATATCTTTAATTTCTTGTAATTTAATTAAAATATTGGGATTAAAAGATTCTAATAAATACTCAATCATATCATATTCTTTTTGAAGATATTCGCAGTTTGTTGTTGGGTTCAGGAAATTATAGGCAAATTTTCGTTTTCCCATCGGTGTTATACAACAATTTAACATTTTCAAAACTGATGAGTATTTACCGCTATAGTTCTGATCATCTATAATATTAAGTTGTTTCAAAGAATGGTTTGCTAAAATAAGTCTTTCGGAACAGTTTTCGAATATAGGTATTTTAATTTTATTTACCAAATATGGATTATGTTGGTAAATAAAATCTAGTAAAAAACAAAAGGATTGAGTTGCGATAGTATTATCATTAAATAAATCGAAATTATCAATTTTATAAAATCTGTCTATAAGTTCTTTTTGGTAATTTTGTTTTTCGCAATTAATTGCTTGTTGTAAATATTTAGATAGCATCTTTTCTTTCTGAACAAAATTAATTCTATGAATGAGACTACATTGTATATTTGCGTAGTTAATCACATCTTCGACCTCTTTTTCAGGTAAATTCGATATAAAAATTACTTCACTTGGATTATAAATCGAAATAAACCTTTCCAATTCATCATATGTTGTAGGATTATTAATATACTTTTCTTTAAACTGGAATATACTTGTTTTACCGGTATAAATATCAATATTAGATATTCCGACAACAACGTATTTACCTTTTAAAACAAAAGTGCTCTCAATTAAATCCACCCAAATACACGTTGTATTATTTGTAAGACGATGTGTATCATTATTAAAATATGTTCCTGGAGAAAAAATGCCGGTTAAACTGCGTGTTATTGTATTATCCGGGTGATTTACTTGACTATATACAACGGCAGTTACGCTTGCTTCCAATATTTTCTTAATATATTTATCAATCATAATAATGTTAAACCCAGCCATAAGAACGTTGTTTGAACCAACACATACGTTTTTTTCCGAAATGTTTAAATCGCATATTTTTGAAAAATTCTGGATTTGACTACCAGATATACTATTAGTTGTTTTATCGCAAATTCCGTATACTTCATAAAAAGAACCAACCTGCATTAGCAAAATGGTATTTATTCCATAATCGGTTTGATATTTATCAGTTAATTCGAAATACTCTTTAATTAAAGCCATATTATTATATAATATGATGTATATGTATCTTTAAATACATTTAAATATTTGTTATCATAATGTAGCGGGAATTTTAGTATATTATATAGTTATGAAATCATCGTGTGGAATTCCGCTTATTGTCGACAATATTTTCTTTTTAAGATCCCTATATGTTTCTTTTGAAATTACATTTAATTTATAAAATAAGAATTTTATTATGATTAAAATAATAGATGAATAATATGGAAGGGTTGTTTTACGTGTATGGTCTTGAAGTATTTCAACTTTATATTTTTCATTATAAATCGAAAATTCAACCCGTAAATTATTGTCTACATCTTTATACATTAATTTGTGTCCATGAATTACATAATTACTGTTGAATGATTTCCATATAGTTTTTTTAGTTTTATATTTTTCTACATTCAAGAATGTTTGTAACTTAAAAATAGTGCTTGTTACGTTATCTGTAAATATCACGACATCAATGTCACTTTCTCCTTTAAAATAGTCGTCGCGTTGAATACTTCCGTAAAAATATAACGGAATATCTAAATAATATTTTAGTTTATTAAAAAAACTGGTTTCATATGATGATAATTCGTGCTTGGTAGTCTGCATATTATATATTATAATAATATATAAATTATGGTTTCATTAAATTGTGAATAATACTATCTCTATTATTATTTGTGATTTCTCCTGCTAACATTGCGGATTCGTAAATTTTACGAATAACGTCGATTGGAGCATTACTTCCTGCCATCATTAAATTGTGCGAATGTAAGTATTTTTTTATAGATGGTAAATCCTTTTTTTTTATTTCTCGTTGGGCATTTAACACTTTTTTTTGTGTGTTCTTATCCTTTATTAAAATACTGACGGTTCTTTTATGATTTGATTTTCCTAATACATATTTTCTGAGAGTTGTGTTTTTTATAATTGATTTGTGTTTTTTAGGTGCTATATTATTTCGAACAATTGGAGGTTCTGGCGCAAGGTTCTGAATGGGCGCTTTTATTGGTTGGGTATTGGCGGCAGGTTGTAAATTAACGGGCGGTTTAATTAAATTTGTGGTTGGTTGGGATAATGATGTATAGTTCGATTGTTTTGACAAGATTCTTTCTTTTAATTTATTCAATTTAGTTTCTCTTTCACTTAAATGTTGAGATACAACGGGGGACGGTTTTAATGGTTGTGGTTGATTTGAATAATTACGATATGTTTTTTTAAATCCACCTTTTAAACATCCGTATGGTATATCAGTATCTATATTATAATTTAATTTAATGGGTAAAGTAGAAGTGGAATTGTCTACAGTATTATAATAATTTTGCTTTAATTCTTCTGGAAGTTCTGTTTCGACAAACTGAGTATTTAATTTTTCGGTATTGATACTAAAATTATTTCGTAAGGTTTTTTTGTATAAATCATCTTTATATTGTTGCCTCTCTTCCTTTTTTTTATTATTAGATAATATTTGTAAATATTCAAGAGAATCATTAAACTCATTATTATATTTTATTTCGCTTGGTTTAGGAGGTGTTTCAATAGGCGGCGTCTCTTTAGTTTTATGTTCTTTAATTCTTTTTAATAATTTATTTTTTAGAATGTTTGGTGAAATTAATGGAACGTTTATTGGGTATTGTTTTCTCTCCTTATTTTTTTTAGTTTTACCCCCCATATTAAATATTTCAGGATTAATTTTTATGGTTTTTTTCAAGTCGTTAGACATTTATATCAATAACATACAAAAAAATAATCGTTTATATACATAAAACATTAAAAATGATTTAAAAATAAAATTGAATTCTAATTAATCGTTAAACCTAATGGTAACTATAGTAAATAAAACAGACAAATCAAATATGTACAATATTGAATCAGAACAATACATTGAGGAACCATGGAGTATTATTGAGTCTTATTTTAAGGGTCACCATTTGGAACGACTTGTAAGACATCAGTTGGAATCATACAATAATTTTGTGGGATACCAAATTAATAAAACTATTGAAATGTTTAATCCAGTTCATATAGTTTCGGATAATGATTATGATACTGTCAGCAAAAAGCATTCGTTAGAGGTGTTTATAACATTTGAAAATTTTCAGATGTATAGACCCCAAATTCACGAAAATAATGGTGCGATTAAATTAATGTTTCCACAAGAAGCAAGATTACGAAATTTCACTTATGCTTCGGCAATGACAATTGATATAAATATCAAATATATTATACGAACTGGTGCGAATTTGGAAAACTCACAAACAATCTGTAAAACCTTATCGAAAATCCACATTGGAAAACTACCTATAATGTTAAAATCGAATATTTGTGTTCTAAACCAGTATAAATATGTTGAGCATACACATACTGGCGAATGTAAATATGATGCTGGAGGGTATTTTATTATTAATGGCTCAGAGAAGACTGTCTTAGGACAAGAACGAACTGCCGAAAACAGAGTTTATTGTTTTAATGTTTCTAAAAATAATACAAAATATAGTTGGTCGGCAGAAATTAAATCTGTTCCAGATACTAAATGTATTTCACCGAAACAAACTAATGTAATGATTAGTTCTAAAAATAATGGATTTGGTAACGCAATTTACGTACAAATTCCGAGAATAAAACAGGTTATTCCACTATTTATTGTCTTTCGTGCCCTAGGCATTTTAACAGATAAAGAAATATGTGAAAAAATATTGTTGGATATTAATTACTCAGAACACAAACTACTACTTCAATCACTACAAGCATCGATTATTGACGCAAATATATATTTAACACAAGAAGAGAGTATTAAATATATCACAAGTTTTGCGATGTATACCCCTATAAATATGGATAAAGAAACCGGAATTAAGAAAAAATTGGAATTTACAATGGATATCTTAAAGAATGATTTGTTTCCACACTGCCAGAACATCACCCAAAAAATATATTTCTTGGGATATATGACAAATAAACTGTTACACGCAAAATTTGAATTAATTAAGCCTGATGATAGAGATTCATATATCAATAAGCGAGTTGATTTAACGGGGACATTATTAAATAACCTATTCAGGAATTATTTTAATAAATTAGTGAAGGATATGGAAAAACAGGTCATCCGAGAAATTAATACAGGTTCATGGAAGTCAACCGATGATTACGAAAATATTATAAATTTAACCAATTTATATAAAATCGTTAAATCTACTACTATCGAGAATGGTTTAAAACGTGCGTTAGCAACTGGAGATTTTGGTATTAAACATATTAACAGTAATAAGGTTGGTGTCGCACAAGTTCTTAATCGTTTAACATATATAAGTAGTTTAAGTCACGCAAGACGCGTATCTACTCCTACAGATAAAAGCGGTAAATTAATTCCTCCTCGTAAATTACATAATACGTGTTGGGGGTATTTATGTCCTGCCGAAACACCTGAAGGACAGAGCGTTGGAATTGTAAAAAATTTAAGTTATATGACACATGTAACAATTCATTCAAATTCTCAACCATTATACGAATACATAACGCCTTATGTTATAAAATTAGAAAATCAAGAATTAACAAGTCTTGAGATGTTTAATAAAGTAAAGGTGTTTATAAATGGTGCTTGGTTAGGAGTTACAAATAACCCATATGAATTATTTATTTCATTAAAAGAAAAAAAATATAAGGGTATTATTAATATTTATACCTCAATTATATTTGATTACCGAATGAAAGAAATACGTATATGTAATGACAGCGGTAGATTAACAAGACCCGTTTTACGCGTAAAGGATAAAAACATATTGTTAGATAATGATATTATTTCAAAAATTAGTTCTGGTGAACTTATTTGGGATAATTTACTAACTAGCACAAGTTTACCTGAATCTGTAATTGAGTATATTGACCCAGAAGAGCAATCGTTATCATTAATAGCAACAAAACCTAAAGATATAATTAATTACTCACCAGAACAAATCTTAAAATATACACATTGCGAAATTCATCCAAGTACTATTTTTGGAATTTTAGCGTCTTGTATTCCGTTCCCGGAAAACAATCAATCGCCTAGAAATACATATCAGTGTTTAGATATTAACGAATTAGTGTTATTGTCTTCTGGTGAAAAAAGACGAATCGCAGACATAAATATCGGCGATGAAGTTATTTCATTTCATCCAGAAACAATGGAAACATCAATGACAAAGGTAACTCATCACTATATCCGTGAAACAACTAAAAAAATATACAATATAAAAACAATTAGCGGAAGAGAAATAATCGCAACTGAAGACCATAAATTTATGACATCGTCTGGATGGGTTGAAGTAAAAGATTTAATTCCAACAATCAGTAAAATTGGTATATATATGAATAATTGTTATCCAATTAAGAAAAACTCCTTTGGTGAGATATCTTGTATATTATCAGAAGAACAATTTATAAACTTCTTTAAAGAACAAAATTTTAAAATGAAATTAATAATGAAATATGTTTCTGAATTAAAAAATCAGGAACTATTACCATTATATAACAATAATAATAAAATTAGTATTCTATCCAGAATATTTGGTTTTATCTTATCAGATGGTTCAATTAACTGTTATACTAGAGACAATAACAAATTTACAAGTTGTAGTTTAGATTTCGGCACAATTAAAGATTATACCGATTTTCAAAACGATATCAAATATTGTGGATTTAGAAATTGTGCCTATTATGCGGGTTCAAGAACATTCAATAACATAACACATCAAACGTTTTCAGTTTCTCATAATGGGTCACTTCCTGCGTTATTGTTAAGTTTGGGAATTACTTTTGGACGAAAAACAGAAACAATTCGAAACCCAATTCCTGATTGGATTATGACCGGTTCATTAATTATTAAACGTGAGTTTTTAGCAGGGTTTCAAGGTGGAGATGGGTGTAAAATTAGATGGAATAAACTTAATAAAAAAGGGTATAATTATATTTGTGCTTCAACAACACAACAAATAAACCCAATATATCAACAAGGACTTTCTAACTTTATAAATCAATGTATCCAACTAATGACCGAATTTAACATTATTGTTAATTATCTTGAAGAACCAGTTCTTGAAAATAGAATTAAAATTGGTTATAAAATGTCAGATAGTCAAGATAATTTAATAAACTATTATGATAATATTGGATATAGATATAGTTATACAAAAAATAGTTCGAGTGCTAAGGTAATTGAATATTTAAAATATAAAAAAACTATATTTGAAAAACATACATCGTTAATATTAAACATACGAAAATTATATGACGAATCCAAAACAAATACTCATATATCAAATGTTTTAAATGTTCCGTGTAATTTCGTATCTGATACTATAAGAAGCTATAAAAATAATAGACAAATAAGTTGTCCTAATCTAAAAGAAAATAATATTGAACACTGGTTAAATGAAATTGTTTCGGTTAATGAAACGATGTTTATCACAATTGATAGTATAACTGAAGTTGAAAATAGACTAATTTCAGATATTACTGTTGAGTCTGAAAATCATAGTTTTATCGCAGGAAATAATTTCCTATCAAGTAATTGTGCGCAAGGAAAACAAGCAATGGGTGTATATGCAACTAATTATGAAACAAGAATGGATAAAACCGCGTATGTTTTAAATTACCCAGCAAGACCATTAGTCGACACAAGATTGATGAATTTAATTCAATTAAATAAAATCCCTTCTGGAACTAATGTAATTGTGGCAATTATGACACATACAGGATATAATCAAGAAGACTCTATATTATTTAATAAAGGGTCGATTGATAGAGGATTATTCGTAACTACGATTTATCATACTGAGAAGGATGAAGATAAACAAAAAATTAATGGTGATGAAGAAATTAGATGTAAACCAGACATTTCTAAAACAAAAGGAATTAAAATGGGCAATTACAACAAGGTCAACAGTAAAGGTGTTATTCCAGAAAATACAATTGTTGAAAATCGTGATATAATTATTGCTAAAGTAACACCCATTAAAGAAAATCGTAACGACCATACCAAAATAGTTAAATTTGAAGACCATAGTAAAATCTTCAAAACTACTGAAGAAACGTTTATCGATAAAAAT